CCCCGCGATCTTAAAGAATTGCTCTTCGCTGACAGTCGATCCCGCACCCTCAAGGGCCTCGATAACGCTGTCAATCATGGATTCTGGGTTTATATTGAACATTATTCCCTCTCTGCTGCCCCAAAGATCTTATCGTAACGAGTGCTATCCGTACTCATTGGTACCGGTAGAGACGGGTCCCTGTCCCACAGGGCCTTTTTCTGAACATAGTCATCAGGGGCCACCCGCTCGTAGATGTTGTTATTGTACCGGACCTGATCTGCTGAAATAAACGTCGGTTTCTGGTAATCCTGTTCCTCTTCGCTCTGATATGAATAATCTTTCATGGCAGGGACATGCTTTGACTTCTTTTGTCGCTTATCCACGGAATCGGTCTTCTCATTGTAGTATTCGTCCTCAATATCAATCGGGGAGAATGTCGCCACGTTGTATGGATGGGCCGGAGCTGCAATCATCCATTCGGCCTTTTTGAGCCCCACATTATTTTTCCCGATCCAAATAGCAATATCGGTGTTGGGATCTTTTATCCCCATGGCACTCAGGCTTTCATTTTTCCGGTCAGAAACCACGCTCGTGGGCACGAGCCGGACCAGGGTGCCCTGCTTTGACTGGCACCAATCACACGTCCCGCCGGTCCTGACGAAATACTGAGCCTTTTTAGGATTCATGAGGGATTCGGCAGCCTCTCCCTCGTAGGGTGCCAATATACCGGCCTCATAGACCATGGCCGTCTCGGTCTTACCCACTCTGAGCCAATTCCGTCTCATGCTCTCGGCAGTGTGCTTATTTTTGAGCCCCTTGTCTTTTTCCACGTCCCAATACAGGTCCGAGGCTATTTCGACCCCTGATTTCCCGTCCTCAATACCCGCCGTAACCTTTTCCCTGATTGCCTCCTGTACATCGTTGCTTGCCTGGGTAACGTACATCGCGACATCTGACAGGGATCTGTTTAAGGCGTTTTTCTCTGAATTGGTAAAGTCGTAATTATTGTATGCATCCCTGATATTATTCGGCATACCGCCGTCGTACTGGTCGTAGTCAATCTGATAAAGGCTCTTGTTTTTATATGGTTTATCTTTCTGGATGAACCCCGTGGTGCCCCTACCGAGTAGATACCCCTTGACCGTGACATCCTCAGCGACATTATCGGCGTTATTGGTCCAGTAGTCCCCCAGGGTTTTATTAAATATATTCCATTGTGCCGGAGTCATCGGCTTTTTGCCGTCTCCAAGGATCTTCTTGGGGGGCCTGAACCTCGGGATTTTGTGTGAGAATATAGACTTGAACTTATCAAATATCGTGGTGAAAAATCCGGCCTTCGCCATTGTCACGGGATTGTTTTTCGCGAGCTTATACGCCTGCTTTTCGGACAGTCCCAGGGATACGCCCACACCGACATATATCTCGTTGATGAGGGCATACATGTAGGTATTCCAGTATTCGAGTAGTTCCCTGACATACTTTACATCATAGACTTCGCTCTCTTGTGAGGTGATTTCTTTTTTAGGTGCCATGGTGTGAGTATCTCGATATATCGAAGGAATGTCAAATACAAAAAAGCCCGATAGATACTATCGGGCTTTTTGGCTTACTTCGCACTCCTCCACGCCTCTATGGGAGAGACATACTCATAGGTCTTTTTTGAGAAATCGCACTTGTGACCACCGAAGGCCATGGCAATAACGAACCCGAGGAGTAACGTGAGCTGTACCGACCGCTTGAACATCACGCCACTTTTGAGTATCAGCATGATCTTTTCCAGTAAAGTCTTAAACTTATTCCCCATTCCAGAAATCCTTTCCGCTAATTTTTATCTTTGGTGGATCGACGCATCCATCCATTTCTGTCAAAATCTCTATTATTGCGTCCCTTTCATCGTTCGAAAAAACTATATTTACAGGGCTCTTTGTACCGTCGTCGAACACTATTTCGAAGGGGGTTTTCTCGTAATTGGAGGGCAGCTCTTTTGCAGGCTCCGAAAAGGAGACAATATTTCTCATCAGCTCACGAATAAGATTGAAATGCTCCCTCTCCAATATTATTTCTCGGCTCATTACCTGTCAAGGTTAGCAATAAGAAGTTTTATCTCTCCAAATGATTTTTCAATATACAGCCTGACATCAACGATGGTTCCATTCACTTGTTTTATATCGAACTTCATTTCGAGAAAATCTTGTTTAATCTTCTCGATATCGCCAGTAACCTCGGTTTTTGTGTGTGAAATTAACTCTTTAATATCGGCCTGGTGTACCACCAACTCCGATTGACATTTAACTCTTTGGGCTTCTATTTCGGAAAGTCTCATTTCGATTTCCTTATATTTTTTTCCCATCCCGAAGGCCATCCCCATAATGGAAACGACCCACACTATAACTGTTGCACCCCATCCCGCATTGTCCCTTAGCCATTCCATTTCTGCACCCGCATATCATAAAATCCCTTCGCACGATTTATTTATGAGTATTATACCACTTCCAGAAATCCCTCTTCATTCAGAGGCTCCCAATGGCAGTGCCAGTGCATAGCACCGCTTGCTTGGGCTGCACTATTGCCATGATTTATCTCCTTACACCACTGTACCGAAACTGACCCGCTGAACCTTTTGAGTCATCGGGCTCGTGGAATCCTTCGCAACGATGAACCGGCCCACAAGCACACAATGGTCCTTTATCACGTCGGGAAGATCCGTCACCATTTCACTCGCCAGGGCCAGGGCCTCGGAAGCAAATTTATTTGAAAGTGTATTCAGAAGCATTTTATTCGAATCATCAATGAGCCGGTAAACATAATTTATAACATATTCACCACCCGCGAGGGACGCGAGACCGGAGGCAGACTGATACTGAGTATTATTTATCTGAGTAACCGAGCTCGACTCCCATGCACCCGCGACACTCTTCGAATATAGAAACATATCGTTACTTGCCTCCTCGGTGTCAACCGCTGTACACGCAACCTCTGCTGTACCATGGGACACCGTGAGAGCTGATAACTCTATATATAATGTACTATTGTCGAGGGTGAATGTCGAAATAATGTCGGCAACCAGCCTTTTCTTCATGATTTCGAAGGTCTTTTCGGGCAATCCATACCCTGCCTGACCGTATGGGAGGACATAGAGAGTGTCCGAGAGGTCAAGGATCTTCAGGACCGGTATAATGCTGGAATAGTCGAAAGTGTCCTCATCGTCGTACTTTATCCACTCCGGAGCCCCTGCATTGAACCGGATACCGATATAGTTCATTCCCTCAGTAAGGGTAAGATCCTTGGTTGCTATGGTATAGTTCCCGAAATACCCACCCATGAGAGCCTCCGAGTAGAGAAACGCCGTTGCAGCCGGAGCCACATACACACCTGTCGCAAGGGCCGTTGGGAAAGTAGGGAGCGTCCCTGATATCCCTGCATACCTAGGAACATCCATGTACGAGCTGATTGCACTCTCAATATAGGCAAAATTGTCAATACTTAGAGTCGTTATGACCTCAGTAATGTCCTTGTTGTATATCAATGCTTCCGGAAGGTCCAGTGCAACCCCTATGGCACTATTCGCAAGAGCCCACTCCTGAAGGATGTTATTGACCTCATCAAGATCGTCAACCGCTATCAACACATCATAATATGTTGAATTGTAAAGGACTTGGCACACCCTGACATTTTTTCTCGTTACGCCGGTCTCATCAATACTCATCTCATCACCTCTATTATATTAGCCTGACGGCTTTTCCTAAATCTTCCATGGCATCGTCGGCCATGGAGTCTGCGTCTTCATCTGAGAATCCACCGAAACCGCCGTCATCCTCTCCCATGTCGCCACCTTCCATACCGCCCTGCTGCTGTTCCATGGCTGCGGCCTGCTTGGCCTGCATGAATACAGGGTTAAGGATAATGGCACCCTCTCCATTAGGGAGGGGAGGGAGGTCCTCTTCGGCTCGGACCTCATCTATTGTTTTTATGGTTTCAACGGATTTTTTCCGTAAATCTGCTTCGAAACTTTTATCCGTAGTATTCAGGCCATTGAAACGAAACCTCCAATCTTTGCCGAAATCGTATCCGGACCGATCAACGAACTTATTGATTGTATAGGAGAACCCGTTCAATAGCTCCCTGAGCCCACGGTTTTTTGAGAATAGCTGCTTCGCATCCTGATTCTCTGACATAACCGATTGAGCCTGATTGAGCCTGAGCCCTATCTCAGCAGAGTCGGCACCCATGATTGAGCACGTCAAGGCTCCCATGAATTCCATGAATTTCTGATACTCCATGTCTCGGTTATTCGAGTAAAGGGGAAGGATCTTCGCGTCTGCATTAAGCAATGGGATATTCCACTGACCGTCCATCGCTGAAAAGTTAGCCGCCCATTCGTCTTGGGCATCCTCAAGCTGTTCCTGAGTATACCCAGATTCCTTGCCCATGGCAATCGCTATCTTGGGGATTGCACCCCTTGCGAGGCCATTACTATTGAAGGTAATCGAGTTTATAAAGGCTGTTATGGCGATATTGGCCTTTTCCGTGACGGAAATCCCCTGCCTGTAGTACCGAATGTCGTTTAATTCATTCGAAAGGTCGTAAATTATGTCAGTATTCCGGAAAGCAGCCACAATACCACCGCCCGTACTCCCATACAATAATTCCTGAACGAAGGCAATTTCTTCCACAGGAGGGATGTTTTCAAGCCTTGCCTTCCTGATTGCCTCTGATATCTTACTATATCCTGAACTTAGGCCCACTCCTATCTGCGAAGTGCTGCCGTAGAACCCACCAGGGAGGACCGGCAGTATTGTTGCACCGTCAAGCGTCCAGAGTGCCACGGCCTGTCCCTTGCGGTCCCGCTCTATTTCCCATACCACTTTATCAATAAGTATGCGATCCCTGATATATTTCGTTATGAGGTCCCCGAAATCGACCTCTCTGTGCTCAATGTCGGTGTAATCGCTTCTGTGGGTATGCTCAATGAAATCCTCAAGGAATTCTTTCTGCTTCTTTCGCTCGGGAGTCATCGTCTCATCTTCACTTTTTAATGCGAATTCCCACCCAGGTATATCCTTGTCCACGGATATATTCGAGTATTCAATGGCCTGCTGTATCCGGAGGGTAATTATAGAGCCAACGATACCATTCCTGCTCTCGACGAGCCGTAGAATCCTATCAGGGATCTTGTCCCTGGGGTAAACGATATTGTTGTATGATGCGTTATTCAGCCAATCGTAGTGGAGGCCCTTGGGTACCGAGTTTTTCACCTTCCGGTCAATACTCCTCACGAGGGACTGAGCTTCCTTCGCCGCACTCAGGTAATCGAGTGCAGACGAAGTTGCAGGGAGGTTACTCTTCGGTTGGGTTTGGCTCTTCTGCTGCTGGGGTTTCTTCCGTTTCTTCGCCATTTCCGCTCGCTATAACTTCATCGGATTTCCCGTCATCTTCAACAGGAGGCGTATCCACTGCCCCTTTTTTGTTTTTCTTCTCGGACTTTTGGGTTTTTAATGGAGTCGATACAATTGCGTTATTATCATCTATGTATACGGTATCGTCAAGCACATTTTGAGCGACCGCCAACATATTCCACAGATAGGCCAATGTCTTTGCCGTCGCCGGACTGACCCCGAATTTTTTATTCATGAGTAATTCCCGCTTCTCATGTGCCTCGAACACTAAGTCGAACGCCTTTTCAAATTTCATAATTACATCTCCTTTAACGCTACATCGTAGCTTTGTTGTTTCATTGACTCATAGACTATTAAATCTGTCAATTTCATCAAGTGCGATTTCTCAAAAAATTTGTCAAACAGAGGGACAAAATTGAGCTCCCTGATAAATGATAACAGTAAGACACCCTTAATCGGAAATACATTCGGATTTTTCTCCATGGGAATTTTTCGCTGTTCCTTTTTCTGTAGTATCAACGGCAAGGACAATGTTTTTGTCCAATCCTTTTGGTCCTTGCCTCCCACCTCTCGGTACCCGCCAGCATACGCTATGTAGTAGGTGTCGTCAAGGTTAATCCTGTATTTGCCTATTCGTTCGAATCTTGACATCGTTTATTCTCCCCTTTATCCGACTTTCCACATGTTAGACAATTCCCATAACTCACAGGAATCATCTCTTGCGACCTCACCTTTTCAAAATTCTCCTTGGAATGTCTTTCCATTTCCATTTCGATGTAATAGAGGGCTCTTGCCACCTGAATTATAGTATTAGGATTTATGCCATACAAGTCTCCATGCAGCACATAGGCCACGTTCATGAGGATATCATACTCATTGTTTTCGTAACGACGAATAACCATTTTGACAGTCTTGTAATTAAGTCGTTGCGGAAATCTGAAGGTTGACTCGTATGGCATAATAATGTAGTCTTGACCCCTCCTTATAAAAACAAAATCATATTTTGTCGCGTCCCCTGGTTCCCATTTCACACGGATAAAACACCCAGGCAAAGGATTAAACACTAATTTGTCGTCGAGTAGTTTTGTCATCAACCGTGACCTCCAATCGCCTCAATAATGTCACCCATCTTCAGCTTTTTACTCATTGCTCTGTACCTCCGTAGTTTTATTGGATGAATCTGACATCACCCTCTTCTATTATAGCAAAGCCCTTAATCAGGACAATGCACTTGGTTGCTATCGAAAAAGCCTGAAGAGATGAAAGGGGGAATTGACCGTCCTCCGAAGTGTGCTCTTTGTTGCAGCAAAATACTTTCATTTTATTATCCTTTCCATCTCGGATCTGTAAATTTTATAAATGGGGAAAAGAGCTCGGAGGTGCCATAATGCCCCCGACTTTTACACTTTCGTGCGAAGGTACTTGCCTTTAATCTTCCCCGACCTTCTGGAGCCTGTAACTGAAAAGACACTATCTGGACGAATGAGTCTTGTCAAGATTTTTTTGCATCTTTCTTCATTTTTTCTCGCTGGGCCCTTTTCTGGGCCTTCATGACCTCACGCATATTCTTACGCTCGGCCTTCTTGACCTCAAGTATATTCATCTTGGCCTTGGATTTCGAGCCTGACAGGACAGAGGGATTTAATTGCATATTGGCAAGGTGTTCAATGCTATATCGTACCGCATCGATACTGTCATCCATAAACTTTACTGGTTCGTCCATGGGAACCTTATCTTTATCGAGTCTCCAGTGATATTGTTCGACTTCTTGTAATAATCTCACACACTTCGGGTCAATATACCACTTTTTGAAGCTCTTTATGAAATCTATGGTCCGGAGGACACTCCCTTTCCCTTTCTTTGCATGAATGAACTGATATCCTTGTTGCACCCATTCTTTTGTCCTGGCGGGGTCCTCGCTATCAGCAACCACTCTCTGTGACTTGTCTAAAAACTCATATTCTGTAACATCCTTTATTAAGTCTGGATTCGTTGTTTCATAGGCAACCACTTCATCAAAAGTGTAGAGACATCCATCATAAATATAGCTCTTGCATATACATGTCGGATGATTAAATCCGTAATCGCATCCGACATATATTTCAGAGCTATCGATATCACTCTCGATAAACGGAAATTTCACTACTTCATAATGGTTGAAGATATGCCCAGTGGTCTGGCCCCAGAGCCCCAGGCAATACACATTATAGAAGTTTTCATCAGTGTGTAAAAAACTTTCTAATGTTTTCTTGTAATCATCATCGATGAATGGATTGTCTAGGAACACGCTGTGGTGTTTATATACATCAAAGTCATCTCGGTCAAAAAATGTCTTTTTAATCCAATTCTGAGCACTTACGGGATTGAGAAGGAGGACTATTTGGAAAAAGTTTTCGGATGTACCACGAAGCCGAATCATTAACTGAGAAAAACTTTCTAGATTCCCCTCTGTCGCCTCTTCAAAGATTATACGCTCAAGTATGCCGGACCCACCGCTATAACTTATCGATTTCAAGCGTTCCACATCTTCGAGCCCCCGGAAGACGACCATGGAATCATTGATGATACATTGAAAGGTCATATCTGTCTTGTTCTCTTTAAAGAACTTTGACATCCCAAAATCATTTATTATTTTTTTGGTCAGAGAGTATGTAGATGTCCGGTTGCTGTTTGCTGTTTGCCTCACTACCAAGTAATTGCACCCGTATACAACCATATTGTATACCATTTCCATGAATGCCGTGACCGACTTGCCTGATCCCGCACCACCGTAATATATCTTTATACGATTCTTGGCTTCGAATGCATCCCAGAAAACTGGAGCAATACATTCATAGAAGTTTGAGAAATCTATTTGCATGTTAAATTCTGTCTCTCAATAAATTCTTTAATAGCCTTTCTAATAATGTTAGATTGAGAAATTTTCATCCCATTCTCTTTTGATTGCATCTCTGAAATATTTTTTAATTCATTCAGAGCTTCTTCACTTATCCTGATATTTAATCTTTTCTCTTTCATGTCTCCAACTCTTTCTCCAATATTTCAGGGATAGTTTCTTTAGACCAATAAGGAATTTCAATCAATCTTATATCGTTTTGTTTCGCAAACTCCCATTTTATTTGGTCTTTAATTTGCTGATCCATCAATGATCTCGAACCAACACTATGGAACATATTGCAATGGACATAGTGCTGCTCTCCTTGAAACTCAATTAAAACATTGTGATCGTTCAAATAGAAATCAAATGATAGATTTTGCTTATATTTACATTCATCATATTGCTTCTGCTCCTCAAAAGATATTTGATTTTTAATCAAAAATTTTCTTATTAAAGCTTCACCTTTACTTGATCTACATTTCGGACATCCCTTCCCGCGAAGGTGATTATTTGGAGTCATAGAGAAAAGATAATCGTGAATGTTGCACTTGATTTTAACTTTTGTTGCTTGATTGTAATATTCTACTTCCGAATAATCATATAAATCGACATGTATTTTCTGTGCTTTTTTTATAAAACCAGAACAATTGTCCGAGAATTTTCCATACAATCTCTCCCTTCGGCACTCCATGCAACACCCGTTATTTCTGAAATGGGATCTCGCTACTACTTCAAATTCTCCGTGCTTCAAACATATTATTTTTATTTTTTCGAATGCCCCCTTATACTCAACTAAGGAATAGTCGAATCTGGTTTTCCCAAACTTCTTGATGCATTCATTTATAAAAACTTCGGTTGATTTGGTTTGGTCAGCATGAGTTTTTTCAGTGCTACACTTGGCGCATCCTGCACCTCTCCAGTGAACAAAGGGCCTTTGCTCAAACGTCCCGTGGACAGGACATGTAATCGAAACATTGGCTGAATTATTTACATATTTGACCTCGGAATAATCATACGTTTCTCCGTGTATACCCTTCGATCGATTTATAAAATCTTCCGTCGTAATTCCTTTCATGTGTGCCACATTGACACACATTTGAGGAGTTGTCAATAACTTTTTTCTACAGTGCCGTCGTTGTTCCCGTAGTCATAGTGAACTGGACCCGCATCAACTCTTCTATCTCATCGAATTCGTACTCCCTGAAGAAATCGAATGCCTCCACTCTCTTCTCGAAATTGCTTGAGAGTTTTGACTTTTCGGCCCCGAGGAGGCCAATCTGTTCAGACAAGAACATCCCTATGAAGTTGTTGGCAGGGAATTTCTTTATACGAGCCTGAAATTTCTCCAGTTTCGAGATCTCTCCTGATAATTCGAGCTGCTTACCAGCATGGGAAGATGACCACGCACTCTGCATGGAGTCAAGGAACGTGTCGATGTTTGGAGGATTTTTGTCAATGATACTCGCCAGGATCTCAAGTATCACCTGAAATACATAGGCACCGTAGTCAACCGAGTCCTCACCTGTCTTATCGTAGTTGTCCCGAGTAGTAGGATCTTTCAAGATGAGATAGGCTTTGTTTATTTCCTTCATCTCGTCCTCTGACCCTCTCTTGTCGGGATGGGCATCCTTGGCCTTGGCCCTGAATGCTGCCTTGAGCTCTTCAGGGCTCGCACCCGCCTTGACCCCGAGTGTGTCATATAGAGTTTTTTTAGCTTTCTTCATCGTCTGGGTTTTCCCCTGGTCGGATTGCCTTTTTGATTATGATATCCCCTGTTACTTCTGCCTTTTCAACGATCATATTCTGGATCTTGGCCCTGAGCTCAAGAGCCTTGACCTTGGGATGCATCTTGACATCGATGGTCTCATTCATGCCGTCCTTGGTCTCTACCCGCTTGTATTTGATGCCCATAATGGCCTGTCGGGCCTCTACAGGGATTTCACTGAGAGCTTTGACCTGAAGTGTGCCATTTTCCATTTCAACGACCTCAGATATGTCGCTGTTGCCTATGGCATGGATCATTTTATAGGTCTTTGATTGCTCAATCTCTTTGTCCCGATCTTTCCATATTTTCGCATACTCTTGGTCCAGTGCATCCCTGACTTTCTTCATGCGTAGGAGCCGTCCCGCATTCGCACTGGCGACCGATGTTTTAGTGACCGTCGTATATACCGCCCTGTACGAATCGTTCAGCTTCCCGTAGTGTAGGATATACTGTTTCACGAACTCTTGGTGTTTCGGATTGAGCTGCGGAAAAGCCGGTTTAGTGGGATCGTACTTTTTCTTTGTCGTCAGGCCCTTCGGCTTCACGCCCTTTTTGCTGCCATTCTTGGTACTTTTAGGATTGTCTTCCATGGTAATTACTCCTTTGATGCGTATAGTATCTCGATTATTGATGTTATGTGAGAAGGGATCTTTATCTTGTGCTCTGCGACCTCATGGAGTAGAGCCCCTATGAGTTTATCCCTTATTTCTATTTCAATTTGGAATTCTTTTTGAGTCCTTAACTGTTTAACCTTTTTTCCGCTCATCTTTCAATTGCCTCTGCTGAATTCAATAATTTATAATTCTCCAACATCCTTTTCATCTTTGACTGTTCAATCGGATTGACCGCTTCCATACTTTTATTAAATTTAATGGCATCTTTCCCGCTTATGATTATTATTGATTCTTTATTCATTTCTCAATCACCAGTATATTCGATCTTGTTGTGTCGCCGCATTTCGGACACACATAGGTGTAATCATTCAGCTCAGGTTTATATTCAAGCTCGGTTTGACAGTATGGGCATTTCATACCTTCACCCTTGGCTTTGTTAATATTGTAGAGCTCATTATCACTGCTTTATCCCATCCCTCTATATTGAACAGAAACCCCGTCGGGCCTGTTATCACTATGCAGCCACCCTCTCTGACCTTTTGGATGGAATTCTCGAAACATTGCTTTTTGTCGTCGCCATTGATGAATACCATGTCGAAGAAATTGTCCTGGAACCGGTCAATCACCTTATTGTAGGGCCTCCGGCATATTATCGTTGATATCGGATGGGCACTTTCGTGGTCACAATCAACGCTCACTGTGAATTGACTCTTTGAGATGAACCATATCGTGCTGTCTCCGGACCCGAACTCGAATATCCTTTTCCCTGAGCCTACCAGGAATGTATCCATCCAGTTTATCAGTTTTCGGTTGGTCCATTTTAACTTTGCCATAATATTTCTATCTCGGTCCTTGGTTCGTTTGGTGTGTATAATTTCGTGATTCGTCCATCGTATACCTGTGCATCGTCATAAAAAATTATTCCCGACATGCAATCAAGAACAAATTTATCAAGATTGTCCCTATCCTTTTTCTTAGTCGAAGGATAGGCCTCATCTTTAATGAGGTCAAGGAATTTTTTAGTGCTTTCGGTCTTTGAAGGTGAGAAGAATGCCTTTATGTTCACTACCACGGGGACTCTCTCGGTAATCATCTTGAAGTCCCCTGGGAGCTGCTGTTTAATCAGGACCTTAACAATGTTCATTATATCCCTCTGTGGGTTATAGAACCCCCTACGACCCGACTTGGCCCTCGCTTTCGGGACCGGAGGGCCTGGGAGTATGATGGTTAGGATGTTATTATGTTGCATAGTAGGTAAATTTCTTTTTCCGGTATGGCTGGGAGACCTCGACCCTGACCTTATTCTCAGTCACCAGGGTATCTATGATGTTTTGTCGGACAGAGCTGCTGATCGTTCGGGCACCATGAGTCAATTCTGTCTTGGTGATGCCGTCGTCCCCACTGTTGGCAATCAACGAATAGATCTTCTGTACCGCCCTTGCCATGGTAGTATTGACAATATGCTCACTCGGTACTATCTCGATAGGGTTTAGGGGAGCCCTCCGGCACCTGAACTGTATATGGTAGGACATGTCCTCATTGAGATTCACTGGAATCACTGGTCGGAGCTCAATCCCCTCGAAGATAAACTTTTCAATCAGATTATTCAGCAGGGTAATGACATATTTCGCATGGGAGTCCTCGATTGCAGCGTTATTGAAGGTGCCATGCTCTTTGACCTTCAGGCATAGGTGATACAAGCACCCGTCTGAGGTTAGATGAATAGCGTCCTCAATGGCATTGCCCTCATCCTTGATAGACTCTTGGTATGCCTGCATGAATCCTCTTATCCTACCCCATAATTCCTTTTCGCCACTTCCATGAAACCCCATAGGCCGACTCCTTTCCCGCATTTATTTATGTCTCGACCATGCAGAGTCGCAGTTTGATGTCAACGATAAAAATTGTAATTATCTTAATAAAAAACTTTTAAAGTCCGCAACCTTATAAGTGTACATGAAGAGCCTATAAGTGTGACAAGTGTGTAGAGGTCTTACCTTTTTTCGGTCAGTAGTTGACCGAAAATGATAAGTGTGATAAAGGTGCAGAGGACATTTTCCGAGCGAACGCTCGATAAAAAAACTCAAGACCTCTGCCCATTTATGCACTTTATAAAAGTGCATATAATCAGTTGGAGGTTTATCACACTTATAAGAAATCCTGTATATAAATAAGATAACAATATATAGTATAATATATATATAATACTATATAATATATACTATATATATACAGGAGTATACGTTACTATAAATTGATAACAATCCAAGTGTTTCTTGATTATGAGATAGTTCGCGGTTGTCGGGTCTGGAGGGTTATGTAATAACTGTTTTAATAGTGCGTAATATCCTACAGAAGGAGCTTTTTCCTACAGCCTTATAACTTAGAAACAGTTGGATGGTTATGCACTTTATAGATTTGAGATTAAAAAAGGCCCTGATTTCAGGGCTTTTATTAAAAAAAGAGGTGTTAGATATTGGATCTGGAATGTCTGGCGGTCTGTTTTGCATTGATTTCCTATATGGATCTTTAACGTAAAGAATGACTATGCCAGTCTATGCCCGTCACGTCAAGAATAAAAGCTCTTTGCCCTCGAAAAAATTGCAATATTTGGCAAATTTTAGCTAAATGGTCATTTAGTTATTTCCGGCCTTTAAAAGTGTCCCACGGAGGCTACTACCCCTCCGTGGGAAAACTACTACTACTATTAAATAGATACTTTGCATGAGCCTGAAGGTCTGCTGCAAAGTGGTTTACTGCCTTATGTTACTTTGAGCCCACTTCCCTTACATAAGGGAATCCATGTGTAAGGTTACTCGAACATTTTGCTTTGGACATCGTGTTTCTTTATTCTCTTTGATGCAATATCGAAATACTCTTTGTCTTTTTCGATACCGATGAATGACCTTCCGGTATTCATGCAGGCGATTCCGGTAGATCCTGAGCCCATGGTGAAGTCGAGAACTATCTCACCTTCATTGGTATAAGTTTTAATTAAGTGTTCCATAAGCGCTACCGGCTTTTGTGTTGGGTGCTGTTTACTATTTCTTTTTCTATCTATGTTAAATTTTATTATATTAACAGGCGGTTTATACTTTTGTCTTTCTTTGGTTTGTCTTATTTTTTTAGATATATAATGTTCCGATTTTGTATCAATAGAATCATTTGCCCTATAACATTCCTTAAATTCTTTTTCAGATCTCTTTATCATCTGTCTATTATAACAACATTGCTTCCCATAAAAAATTGATATTATTTCATATTTCCTTAAAGGTTGTCTTTTAGCCAACATCAAGCCAGTAACCATATTTTTCTCCCATACCCAGTCATACTTAAACTCTTTGATGTTTGACATCCTTAGAGCACTGGAGAATGGCTCGCTGCCGAATAGAGCTATCGCAGCATTATCCTTCCTGATCCGTTTAACCTGTTCCCACATAGGGCCGAATGGTATCACTGAATCCCATTTACAGGCCGTTGTCCCGTATGGAGGGTCTGTGAGGATTAAGTCCACGCTATTATCAGGTATATCCTTCATTAGTTTTAGGCAATCGCCATGCAGTAGTTTCACTCGAACATCCTTTTGTCTATGGGATCGTGGATAAGAGTTTTGAATAGTTTTGCCCTCTTGGTTTTCAGATCTTTCCAGACCTGGTCGAAATATGCTTCTCCCTGGTCAAGCCATTTTTTGTATTCGGTTATCTGGGGCTTTTCGGAGTTTATGCCGTATTTTTCGACGAATGCCTCGCCTATCCTGATTCTTTTATTTTTGATCTGGTCTCGTTCCCGATTGACGAAATGGGCATAGAACCCCTGCTCTATAGGGATGGTTGCTAATTCGTTACGTTTGGCGACTAAAAGGTGATGTCCGTCACCGTATCGGCACCCCTTTTGCCATTTAGCAATGATTTTAGAGGGTCCTCTCGGGACATCCCTACGATGTTCCCAGCGAGAAAAGAAATTGGGGTCATTATGTGTGTCGAGATCTGTGGGATGATAATCTACCCATGGAAACCGGATAAACCCGTACTCGTGCTTATTGTATTGAGCAAGGAAGTCATTGAGGGATTTGCCTTTTATCACCAGCAATTCGTCTGCATCCACGGGGATGTGCCATTGGAAACCATTGTCAAGGGCCATGTCACTCATCTGAGTGAATGTTTCCGGCTGAGTGTATGATGTATCGGTGTTGGTGATCATTGAAACGACTGCATCCTTCTTGTCGTCGATGAATCGTTTTATCTCTTGAACCGTTTCATCGTTGCTATTGTTCAGGGTGATGTAGAAGCGTCTTATTCCGAGGCTATAGTGGTATATTAGGTTGTAGTAAATCAATTTTTCTTCATCTTTAATCCTGGTCAGGTAACAAGTTTTTTCCATCATGTTTTTTTATTTATCCTCAAATAATTTTATGCTTTCAAATTTTTTTAAAGTCTCCATAATTTTTTTATCCCTTATTTATTTTTTTGTAATCTGACTCTACCCAATCCCTGAAAGATTCACTTTCGTCTATGAATTCTTGCAGGGGTCGGTTTTTGATCTTGAATATTGGTTTTATCGGGAGTCTGCCTTCGGGTCCGAAAAAATAGAAATTAAAGTCATCGAGATTCACGTCCAGCAATTCAATGCCATACTTATCAGGGTTTGCATGTACGTCGCAACCTGGGATGGGTATGAAGTTTGTCAGTGCCATTATATCTATTGGAGTATTTCGAAGGAATTCTTTATTTAGTTCTATTGTTTCCGGAGTCTGGAATGGTGTATGAATCATCATGAGTGCCCTGGTCACGAATCCATACTCATGAGATATCTCAAGGGCCCTGATATTGTCTTCGACCGTTGCTTTTTTGTTCAGGCCGTCGAGGACTTTCTGGTCCGCTGACTCTATACCAAAGCTGAATTCCTTGCACCCCGCATCCCTGAGAGCCTTTAGCATATCCGTTGTGAGCGGTTTCACCCGGGTTGATATCCGGAAATTTATGTCGAGAGGAGCTATTTCACGGCATAGGTTGATGGTCCTTTTCTCTGAGACTGTCAAGAGGTCATCTGAGAAGCGAAATTGTTCGATTCCGTATGCCTCTTTGACGTGTTTCATCTCTCTCGCGACCTCTTTAGGGTCCCTGAACCTCATTTTATTGTTGTGGGTCAGTTTTGGAGCCGAGCAAAAGGCACATTTGAAGGCACATCCCCTGCTGCTGACGATTATAGTGCTGTCACCCCCTGCGTAGTGATGCCCATAGGCGAAAATGTCCCCGCCTTGGGAGGTCTTGAGGAGGTGCCTTGCTGGTAGAGGCAGCATGTCGAGATCTTCTACCATTTTACCGAAGTAGTGGGGCCTCATCGTGTTATTTCTCGCATCCTGTAGAATGTTATGAATTGTTAGTTCCCCGTCCCCCAGACATATCGAGTCAATGAGCCCGAAATCTATGAATTCGTGGGAGTATACCCCAGGGCCACCGAGTACTATCTTTGCGGACGGGAATCTTTTCTTTAATTTTTCGCTGAACCGGTTTGCCTGGAGGATTTCGAGGGAGGTTGTTGTGATCCCGTAGAGGTGTGCCGGAGGCAGGCTATTCACGGCCTCGTCATCGGTCAGACTGGCACAATTCTCTATTGTTACGGACCGCCCCAGCTCTTCGAGGGAGGCTGCGAGGTACATCAAGCCGAGAGGGGCTTGAGAATCAGGCTGTTTAAGATATGGTTTTGGCAAGTAGATTAAGCAGACATCGTTCATACTATCTCCTCGACTATTTGCAGCCGTTTTTTATTTACTTCGCTGAGCATAAGATTTTCTTTTACGTATTCGAAGCTGGCGAGGTAATTTTCTTCTCTGAAGCTCTGACTTTTGATCATTTTTTCGAGATAATAGCCGAAATTTCCGGTTTCTTCTGAGTATCTTATGACCCCTGGCCGGTCGAATTCTGGGAGGTTGGGTGCAATTGTGGCAGCTCCCATGGATGTACTTTCTATCCAGGCAATATTTGATTTCGCACTGTTAAAGTCGCTGAATTCGAGCGGTACCATTTGTATCTCGGGATGGAATTCCTCTGTTAGTTTATTGTATGCAATTATGTCTAATTGCTTTGAGACATAGGCGTTTTCGATGTGATTGGCGATGTACCATGGGTCCCCACCCAGGAAACTCCATGTCCATTCACGGTAACTCTGCGAGAGAGAGAATATGTCCTTTGAACAGGACAGCAGGTCGTCTCTGTGTGTTATTGATCCTCGCCAGTTTATGAACTTTGACTTTTTGGAAGGCTTCTGGAAGGTGTAGGAGTAGTCATTGAACGCATTCTCTATCACCTTGATTGGCACCGGGCATAGATTCTTGTAGTAGTCTGCCAGGGATTGTGTTGATACCGTCATGACATCAGCGACATCGATACATTTCTTAAAGTTTTCGAGGCCCCCCCCCTGGAAATACTCGAATGAAGGATTGCAGAGAGGGATCTCATCCAAGAGGTCGTCAAAATCTATCCATACCGGTATGTGAAGATCTTTTGCCATATTTATTGCCTGAAGGAATGAGCCCTCTGTTGGCCG